GGAAGAATGGACGCTTGAGCGTTCTTTGTTTATAGATAATCTTGAGAAGCGTAAGAAAGAGAAGAGGATTGAAGATTTAGCTTCTCAGGCTGCTGGATTTGATGCGCGTGTTCTTAAGGCTGCTAGGGCTGGTATCTCTCACATTGAAGGACATTTCAGGGCTGCGCAGAAGCGTTATGAGGAAGATAATGTTATGATGCGATTGGCGGATTTAGATAAAATTTCTAGGTCATTGGAGCGTTATCACAGAGTTGGTAGGCTTGCGCTTGGGGAATCGACGCATAATATTAAATCGGATACAGATACGTGGCTTCAGCTTTTGGATGTGTTGGAGGATGGTAAACCTCGACGTGTTAGAGATTCCATGGAAGATGAGCCTTATCAGTTAGAGGCTGCGGATGTAGAAGAGATTAACGAAGCGGAGTTGTTAGATGATGTGGCACAGCAAGTAGAGGATACTTAATGTCGGTGACAAAAGTTCAGGCTGAGTTGTTGGTACTTAGGGCTCAACAAGATCCTTCTTGGTTTTGTGATAGAATGCTTGGTGCTGATCTTTGGAAAATGCAGAAAGAGATAGCGCTTAGTGTTTTTAATAACAGGTATACTGCTGTTGTTGCTTGTCATGGTCCGGGGAAGACCTTTTTGGCTGGCAACCTTTCTTTGAATTTCCTCTATGCCCATAAGCCGTCTAAGGTGATTACAACAGCTCCTACGGCTCGTCAGGTCTATTCTCTCCTTTGGTCTGAAATCCGCACGGCACATGGGCGGGGGACGAAACTCAGGCCGCTTGGCGGGGAGCCTTTGAAGACTCGTCTTGAACTCGCGCCCGACTGGTATGCTGAAGGTTTTTCTACTACGGAGTATGATACTGAGCGCGTGCAGGGTTATCACTCTCCTAACATTCTGATTATTGTAGATGAGGCTAGTGGTGTGGCTGATAACATCTTTGATTCTTTAGAAGGTCTAATGGCTACAGGTAATGCTCATATGTTGCTTATTGGCAACCCGAACAGAGCTGAAGGAAGATTCTATGAGGCGTTTTCTTCGCCGCTTTACAAAAAATTTCGGATATCTGCCTTTGATACGCCAAACTTTCAGTATTACGGTATCACGCGGGATAATATAATAGATGGGACGTGGGAGGAAAAAATAGGTGGCCGTGCTCTTCCTCGGCCTTACCTTGTGAGTCCTGAGTGGGCTGCTGAGCGTATTACTGTTTGGGGTCAGGAGTCTTTGCTTGTTAAGACAAAGATTGATGCGCAGTTTCCTGAAGGGGATCAGTCCGACTTGGTAATTCCGTTATCGTTCTTGGATGGAGCGGAGGAGCGCTTTATTGGGGACGAGAAGTCGGCTCGTGTGCATTTGGGCGTCGATGTGGCCAGGTACGGGGCTGATTCCTCAACAATTGCTGTTCGTGCTGGGCGTGCTCCCCTGTTTGAGCGTATACTGCACCAGAAGAATTTGATGGCTATCGTAGGCGCTATTCAAGAGACTGTCCACAATGTTGGTTCTCATCGTATTGACAGCGTTAAGGTTGATGTCATTGGCATGGGGTCTGGGCCGGTAGATCGTTTGCTTGAACTTCAAGGGTCAGGGGGTTTTCCGGCTACTATTGAGATCATTGGGGTCAATGTTGCCATGTCAGCTAGAAACAAGAAGCGGTATACTTGTCAGAGGGATGAACTCTACTGGAAGTTTCGAGAGGGGCTTCAGGAGGGGCGTATCTCTACGTACAACATGTCTGCTGAAGCTTTGAGCGAGCTTTCGGCTCATAGTTATGAGATGACTAGCCAGGGAAAAGTGAAGATCTCTTCTAAGGAGGCCCTGCGAAAAGTGGGAAGTTTGGGGAGATCCCCTGATCGCTCTGACGCCTGGGTGTTGGCATTTGCCGAGGATGTTGTTCCTGAGAAGATGGGGCGTAGGAGTAGATTGCGTGTTGTTTCAGCAAGGAGGCGTTAATGGTTCCTGTGAGTGGGATATATGGCGTCCACAACGGTATCTCTGGGAAATGGTATGTTGGCCAGAGTGTTGATATCCGCAAACGTTTTATGTCGCATCGTTCTGTTTTGAGCGGTAGAACGGGTAATGTTAACCCTCATTTGAAAGCTGCGTGGGATAAATATGGAGAGGATGCTTTTGAGTTTATTATTCTAGAAGTTGTCCCAGATGTTTCTAAGTTGACAGAGCGTGAGGAGTTTTGGCTTGTTGAAAAGCGCGAAAACTCTAGAGGTGTTTACAATCAACGGCCTGTTGCAGATAGTTGCTTAGGCGTTAAACATACGGAAGAGACGCGTGAAAAACTTCGTCTTATTAAGCGGGGAACTAGGCCCTCTGAAAAGTGTATGGCGGCAGCTACAGCAGCTAAATTGGGTATTCCCCGGCCTCCAGAGCTGGTAGAAAAGCTAGTTGTTTGGGGGAAGAAAAACATGACGCCGGGGCATAAGGCTAAGATGTTGGCTGCAAATTTGGGGAGCAAGTCGTCGGAGGAGACTCGTGCTAGGCAATCGGCTGCGTGGACTCCTGAGATGAGAGAAGCGCGATCGATTGCGTATACGGGAAGGAAATCTTCTCTTGAGACTCGCGCTAAACAGTTGGCTGCGTGGACGCCTGAGAAGCGGGCTGAGATGGTTGCTGCAATCACTGGAAAACGGCATTCAATAGAGACCCGCGAAAAGATGTCTGTTGCTAAGAGAAAGTTTTCTAAAGAAGATGTGTTAGTTATGCGCGAACTTTGTGAAGATGGAGATAATTATGTTCAAATAGGGTTTAAGATGGGGTGCTCTCCTTGCACAGCTAGGAATGCTGTACTTGGATTAGTCGCCTACAAAGATTTTGTAGGAGGAGGTAACATATGAGTGAGTTTAGGCGACCTTTCTGTTATGTGACAAAAGATGGGTCTGCTGTTAGGCAGGATGTGTTAGATCAATATAGTATTGCTTCAAAGTCGAAGCAGTTGCTTCAGATTGATGCTTTTGGAAGTTTTTACAAGGCACTTGAAATAGTGGAACCGTTGTATAACCCGTATGCGTTAACTAATTTACTTGAATTGAATTCGTATCATTGCCGTGCGGTTAAGACGAAAGCTAGAGATACAGCAGGTTTGGGGTGGGATCTGAAACCACTTGTTGATTCTCCGTCTGCGAAATCAAAAAAACTTAGGCAAGAAATCACAGATACTTTTCACGATATGCCTATGGCGTTGTCAGAGATACTAGATAGGGCTTGCACAGATTGGGAAGCTGTTTCTTACGGGACTGTTGAGGTGATGCGTGTAGATCATGAAGTTGAAGGTGCTTTTGCTTCAATGGCTCACGTACCTTCGCCAGATATTCGTGTTCATAGAGATGGAAATAAGTATGTTCAAATTGTTGCGTTGAAGAAGCGTTGGTTTAAGCGTGTTGGTTATGCTATGGATGTTCATCAAGATGATGGTTCTGAGTATCCTGCTGGCACCTTAGAAATTGATAAGCGTGCTACAGAGCTTATCTTCTGGACTAATTACTCTCCTCGTTCTAGTTACTATGGACTTCCTGATATTATGCCCGCGATTGGAGCAATACAGGGTGATCTTTCTCGGAGAGATTACAATATTTCGTTCTTTGATAATTTTGGGATTCCGGCATACGCGGTGTTTATCACGGGCAACTTTGATCCTGGAGAGCCTGTGGATGCTGATGGGAATCCTGATCCGACTGGTAAGACAGCACTTGAGACAGAGATAGAAGGACATTTTGATGAGATAGCAAAGAACCCTCATTCTGTTTTGATCCTCTCGCTTCCTTCGGTAGCGAATGCTGAGGGTGAGGTGAAGATTGAATTTGTTCCCTTGGCAAAAGAAGTTCGTGAGGCATCTTTCCGTCTTTATCGTTTAGATAACCGAGATGAAGTTCTTGCTGCTCATGGTGTTCCGCTCAATAGATTAGGGATCAATGAGGTTGGGGCGCTTTCTGGGCAGACTTCTTTTGAGAGCACGCAGGTGTATAAGACATCTGTTATTGGGCCTCGGCAGGATGCTGTTGAGACACTTATCAATCGTGCAATCATTTGGGGCATGTATGAGGCGTATGATTGGTCTTTTGAGTTAGATCCTATTGATGTTACAGATGAGCTTCGTGATGTGGATGTTGCTGCTAAGCTTTTTGCTATGGGTGGTTTGACGCCGAATGATATTATTCGTAAGTTTGGCGTGAGGTTTGGCGCTATTATTTCTTCTAATGAAGCAATGGATTTTCATTACATCAACAATAAAGCTATTGATGCTCCTGTTCCAGAGCCTTCGTCTCCTTCTGAAGTTAATCCGTCTCTTATTGGCATTACTCCTGTAGATCAATTAGTTCCTGCTCCAACTATTGGAGCACCTGCTATTGCTCAAGATGAGACCGGCCAGACGAAAGTTCCTACCTAAGTTAAGAAGTGCGTGCGTGTCAGGTATTGCACCGTCTTATTTTCAAGTTTAGACTGAGTTTGCTTGTTCCCCATGAGTCGCTTCGTCGCTGAGGCGCATCAACAGGAGGTACGAAATGACTATCGTGATACCGAAAAAAATGGGATACGCGGGTGGAAATCTAAAAGGTCTCCATGCTGTTCTCGAAGAGATCGTGGCTGCTGTTGAGAGTAGCAGTGGTTCTGTTATTGGTTGTGACGCGACTATTTCTGAGTTAAATACTCTTCATGGTGTGGTGGCTGGCACTACTTCTGCCTCCAAGGCATTGGTTGTTGGTGCTAGCAAAGATGTGGATGCTCTAAGGATTACCAAGAATGGTTTGAATATTGGCGGAACGAATGTTACTACTACGGCTGCTGAACTAAACTATCTTGATGACTCTGTTGCTGGCACGGCTGTTGCTTCTAAGGCTCTTGTTCTTGGTGCTGATAAGGATATCGACACTATTGCTATTCCCGTGAGTGGCCTAAAGATTGGGGCTGGTGCAGGTACTGCTGTGACTGCTTCTGCTGCTGAGTTGAATTTTCTTAAGACTGCTGTAGCAGGAACTGCTGTTCCCTCTAAGGCGGCAGTACTCGGGGCTTCTAAGAATCTTGATATTCTTGGTCTTCCTGTTAGCGGTCTTAAAATTGGAGCTGGTGGAGCGGAAGTTGTTGTTACTACGAGTGCTGCTGAGATGAACATTCTTAAGGGTGTTACAGCGGTACCGGCTGATCTTAATAAGCTTGCTGCGACTTCTGCTGGTGTGTCTGCAGCTTCTAAGGCTGCTATTCTTGGCGCTAATAAGAATCTAGATATTTTGGGGCTTCCTGTTGGTGGTTTGAAAATTGGTACGGCTGGTGCGGAAGTTGTTGTTACCCCTTCGGCTGCTGAGTTGAACATTCTCAAGGATGCGACTGTTACAACTGCTGAGTTGAACATTCTTGATGATGTTGTTGCTTCTGTGACGCTTGCTCCTGCTACGAGTACTGCCCACAAGTGTCTTACTACAATTACTTTCAAGGATGCGGCAGGCGTGGCTATTGATAGGCTTCACGCATTTGATCTTTACCTTTCTGATGCTGTGACTGGTATTGGTGTGACGGGCACTACGTGTTCTGGTGCTGTGGCTGCTGGGTCTAGTGGTACTGTGCTTGTTGATGTTACGGCGAAGAAATATATGAAGTGCCTCACCTCTGCGGCTGGAGTTTTTGTACTGGCTGTTACTGAGTCTAGTGATCCGGCAGCTATGTATGCTGTGGTTGTGGATCCTCTTACGGGTAGGCTTTTCGTGAGCACTGCTCTTGTTTGGGGTTCGTGATAGTTGGTTACTCCGCGAAAGGGGGTAAAGGATGCCGCTAACGAAAAAAGACAGTTACGAGCGAATGTTAGAGGTTGTTCGGCGTGCTGCATGGCGCGAGTTTGATCGCCCCGCTGTTTTTGCGGAGGATGGTTCTATCTCTGAACCTGGTATGTGTATGGATGTTAAGTGTACTTTTCAGGATTCGATTCTTATGGAAGATGAGATGTCTGAAAAGTATTATGAGGCCATGTATATGCTTAGTGGTGATATGGTCATCTTCGGGCAGCTTCAGGAAGTTGAGGAGATGTATATTGCTAAGCGAATGGCTGAGATAGGTCTTGTGTTTGAGAAGGCTGTTAAGAGTGTTTCAACTGGAGCTGAGATATCTGGGCCTATTGTTCGTAAGGATGAGGCGCAGCGTATTGTGTATGCGCCTGTATTAGTTCCTGGTGAGCCAGATTCAGATGATGAGATAATCACTGCTGAGAAAATTGAGCAAGTTGCTCATGGTTTTATGGAGTCTTATCGCAATATCGACCTCATGCACACTCTCAACAATGTTGGTTTTCCTGTTGAGTCTTATCTTCTTCCTACAGCTATGAAGGTGGAGGCATTTGGGGAGCCTATGATTCTTCCTGTTGGCACTTGGATTCTTGCGTCTAAGTTGTCGGAAGAGGCGTGGGCGGGTGTCATGGATGGTACTCTTACTGGTTATTCTGTGATGGGTATTCGTAAGGCGCATCTTGAGGCTGCTGTTAAGTCTGAGGATGGAGGTATTGACGAGGCTGCATTCAAGCGTACACTTCTAGCAGACCTTGGCCCTGATTGGATTGCTGCTTTTGTGTCTGTTGTAGATAATCCTGCTGTTCCTAAGGCTAAGTTCTTTGCCATGAAGAGCAAGGAATTTGCAGAGGAAGATGTTCTTGTTGAGAAACCGACTTTCTTTGCAAAAGTTGGTAAGGTTCTAGGTCTTGGTTATGTTGCAGATGAAGAGTATCTTGAGCCTGTAGCTAAAGCTGGTCGCAAATTTAGCGATGCCACCTATAAGAAGTTAAAGGCGGCTCATGATGCTCTTGGTCAAATAGTAGTGGAAGCTGAAACAGAACGAGCACCGAAGTCGGAGGCTAGTGGTGAAGGAGTGAATGATATGGATGAAGCGCAGCTTAGGGAAATTATTGCGGAAGTTGTGAAATCCGCAGTTGAGCCGATTGTTGAGAGGCTTGACGAGGTTGAGAAGGCGTCAAAGGCTGTTGAGGAGCCTCTTGTTGAAGAGGTTGTTGAAGAGTCTGCGGCGGAGAAGGCAGAAGAGGAAGTTGTTGAAGATCCTCCTGTTGTTGAAAAGGCAGAAGAGGAAATTGTTGCGGATACTCCGATTGTTGAACCTGCGGCGGAGAAGGCAGAAGAGGAAGTTGTGGAAGAGCCTGTTGTTGAAAAGGCAGAAGAGGAAGTTGTGGAAGAGCCTGTTGTTGAAAAGGCAGAAGAGGAAGTTGTGGAAGAGCTTGTTGTTGAAAAGGCAGAAGAGGAAGTTGTGGAAGATAGTGTTATCGAAACTCTTGTTATTGAGAAGTCTGCTGAGGAATTGGTGGCAGAGGAAGCGGATGCTAGTTTTAAGGCAGAGGTCGCGGCGCGGCTTGAATTGCTTGAGCAGCGGACTCGTAGATTGGCTACTTCTTCCAAAGCACTTCCTAATGATGGCGGTGGAGTTGCGGTAGAAGTTCCGGATACTTCTGGCAGGGATAATTTTGGGCGTCGTATCAAAAGTAAGTAATTTCAATGTTACTTAGGTTGTATGAAAGGGGTTGAGTGCTTTGGATACTTCGAATGCGCAGTTGCTTGCTAAGCTTGATTCGGCGTTTAAGGGCCTGCTTGAGATCAATAGTCTTGGGTCCGCAGTTTTAACGCCACAGAAGTTTGATAGGTTTGTGCAGATGATGCAGGAATCTACTGTTGTGCTTCCGGCTGCGAGGTTTATCCCTATGCAGTCGCAGCGTGTGGATATCGATCGTACTGGATTTATTACGAGGATTCTTCATTCTGGGCGTACTGCTCGGGCTACTCCTAAGCCGCATGCCACGTGGCCGGAGACGGCGGCGGGCGACAGTCGTGATCTGACTGGTGGCTATGGTTTAACAGCTGGTTTTTCTGAGCTTACCTTTGCGCAGAATCAGCTCAATGCTCGTGAGCTTCAGGCTATTACGGCTCTGCGTGATGATGCTCTTCGTCGGAATCTTGAGCAGGGCAATTTTGAAAATACGCTTATTGATCTGTTCAGCGCTGCTGCTGGTCGTGACCTTGAGGAGTTTGCGCTTCTGGCTGACTCCACTCTCACGTATGGTAACGATGATGTTCTTTGTCAGACTGATGGTTGGGTGTCGCGTGCTGCGAACAAGCTTTATGGTGTTGGCGCTGGCGCGGCTTTTGATCCTGCGGCTGATGATTTTCCGGAGAATATGTTCTCTGAGATGCTGGATGTTCTTCCTAAGCAGTATCTTGCGAATCCGGGTGATTGGAAGTATTACGTCACGTGGGATGTTTATGATGGTTATCGTGACTGTCTCCGTGCACGTGGTACCCAGCTTGGTGACTCGGCTCAGACAACTAATATGCCTCTGTACTACAAGGGCACTCAGATTGTGTATTGTCCGTTCCTTGAGCGTGCGGCTGCTCCTACCGCTTACGGTGCTGTGAATGATGGTACTGTTACTGGTGAGATCGCTCTTCTCACGAACCCTGACAACATGGTGTGGGGTGTTTTCCATGAGGTTCAGATTGAGCGTGAGCGCGAGGCCAAATGGCGCAGGACGGACTTCGTTCTTGCTTTCGAGGGCGACGCAGATTACGAGGACGAGAATGCTGCTGTGGCGTCCTTTATTGAGAAGACTAAGCCCTGATAAGTTGTTAGCAATGGCTGCTGGCGATGGGGGCCACTGAGCATTAGGAGTGCGGCTCAGTGGCCCCATTAGAAAGAAGGGGTTTATGGCGCTAAAGATCATCACTATCAATAATGATTCGAAGAGTGCTGTTACTAGGGCTAATCGGCATTTTCCGGCGGGTAGTAGAGTTAAGATTATCTATGATGTGGATACGCGTAAATTCAAGGAAATTAGTGCTTGCGCTAATCTTAAAATTATAGATATGGTTGACTTGCCTCCTGCTGAAGGTGCTGTTGGTATGGTTGTTAAGGTTACTGAGGAAAGTGCTGTGGTTGATCCGGAAGTTGCTATTAAGGATGATATCACAGCTGAGGAGGCGTCTGAGGCTGGTGCTATTTTAGCTCACCATAAAGTTGAGGAGCGTGAAGCTTCAGAGGCGGCGGCTACTTTGGCGAAATATGAAAAGGAAGAGGCAGCAAGGTTTGCTGTTTTGGAAGCAGTTGCTCTTGAGAAATTTGAACCTGTTGTAGAGCCTCCTGATGCTGCAGAGCTTGAAGTACTTGAGGATACTACTAAGATGATTCCGAAGAATAAGCAGATAAAGAATTGTCCCTATTGTGATTTTACTGGCGTGCAGGCGGGCCTTTATCTGCATGTGCGCAAGCGTCATCCGGATGACTATGAAGAGTATAAGGTTCGTGTCAAAAATAGTTAGCATTGGATGGACATGGTTGATAAGTTCGCAACTGGTTCTGTTAGCGGAGTGGCGTTAGGTGCTGCTGTTATGGAGGTACCTGTTTATTCGAACTTTGAAGATGTTGTCATGTTCACTGGTATCAAGCCTGTTGATTTTGAGTTTGAAGATGACTTGGGTACTGGAGAAGGTCGTTTGACTGCAGATGAAAAGTTTGAAGCTATGGTAACTGCTTGGCTTGTTAGCATCAAAGATTTTATTGACAGAAACAGGAATAGGGATTATTCGCAAGAAGTTGTTAATGGAGAGATTGCTGTTGTTCCTCCGGGGATTAATAACATTGCTCTTAGGGCTGCGTCTAACATGGCTTCAATAGCTTTGCTTCGACGAGAGTCTTCTGTGCAGAGGATAGATATCATTGTTCGTTTGAAATCTGAGGAGATTTTTTCTCCAGCTCTTCTTAAGGATCTTGCGTTATACCCCGCGAAGCCGAGATTTAGGATGTCTGTCTTTAAGACTACTGAGCCTGATTACTATGACGTATTGAATCAGCCGGGGACGGGTTACTGAAATGAGTATTTTACACGCGACTCCTACCCTTGCTGACCTTCTTCGAGGTCCTTATATGGCTCGGTATGGTCTCACTTTTCGGTGTGGGGCGGTATAATGGCTGGTAGGCCCTCAAAGTACCCTAATCTTATTGGAATACGGTTCAAGGAGTCCACTCGCCCTGCGGGTCTTGCTGATAAGATGACTCATTTAGACCCTATTGTTGCGAAGGAAATGCGGGGTTACTTCAAGGGTTTGTATCATACTGGTGTTGTTGCTATGGGTAAGAAGGTCCCTGTTGATAAGGGCACTTTGAGGGCATCGCTTTGGATAGGGCGTCGTGCCACCGCTTCTTATGTTGATAAGAATGGTAAGGGTTTTGGGATAGGTTCTAGATTGCCTTATGCCCCTATTCAGGATTCTGTAGCACGTTGGCACCGAGCTGGTGTTTTGGCAAAAACTAAGTTCTGGCCTAATGATTATGCAGCTCTTAGGGATTGGGTTTACAGGAAACTTAAGCCTGCAAATTTGGATGCTGCTACCTATTATGTTGCTTCTAAGTTGTTCTTGAGGGGTTATCCTTCCCATAACTTCATTGCTGCTGGAGAACGTGCTGTTGCTGCTGAGCAAACTAAAGGTGGACCGCGCATGTTGAAGAACATCATGAAAAGTGTTAGCCGATGAGTATTATCTCTGATATGGCTGGTGTTATTAGGGAGATTATCAATGAGGTTATTCTAGTTGATGCTTCTTACACTTTTCCCGTGCGCGAGATAAAGCCTCCGTATCCAGCTGTGTTGATCCTCTATGATGGTTTTACACGTCCTGAGGTGGAAGATGACAGTAATGCTTTTGTCCATGATCTGAAGTATGAAATAACGCTCTACCTTAAGAATGATGGGCGTGATATGGAAGCTCGCTGGGATGAAATGAATTCTCTTACTTGGAATATCCTTTTACGCTTTGCAAATGATAGGACTTTGGGCCATACTTGTCGGGAGTCTTTGATATCTGCTGGTGAGCCGGTTGTTCATCTGACTGATAAGCAGATACCTGTTGGATTAGGCCATACATTTTCAATGTTAGTTAGAATAGAAACTGCCGAGGACTGAGGAGGTGGATAATGGATGAAGTCAAAAAGGTTGAGGGAGAGAGGGTTATTCCTCCTGTAAATGTTGCGGCTACTCCTATTGCGCAAGTTCCCAAGCCTGTAGTTAATGCGATGACTGTTGCTGAGGCTACAGTGGCTCTCAGTAAAGCTAAAGCTGCTGAGGCGCAGCGTAAAATGCGGAGTGCTGCAGAGGCAGCGGATTTGAAGCGTAAGGGTATTAAAGCTGGCGGACCTAGTGCTGCGGACAAGGATAAGCTTATAGCGGATAAAACTGCGGCTGCTCAGGAGCGTGTAATTGCTGAAACAAAGAAGTTGGACGGTATGTATAAGGAATCGCCGTGGACGATAATTAACTACATATGTAAAACTTGTGGACGTGCTTCTACTAGTGTTGATGGCGCTCGTAAACATGCAAGAACTCACCTGTAAGATGATAAGTTCTGTAGTTTTTGAAAGGAGTGATTAAATTGGCTGGTGTTAATGCTCATGGTACTCAGATTAAGTTGGGTAGTGGTACTGCCCCCGGTGGTGCTCTTGCTGCTGGTACTTCTGAAGCTGGCAATCCGACCATCCTAAATCATGCTGCTCACGGTCTTCATGATGGTAACGTGGTGATTGTTTCTGCTGTTACTGGTTCGGATGCGCAAGCGATTCTTGGTACGTGGAAGGTTGATGTTATTACCGCTGGTGTGCTTACCATTCCAGTGACGACTACTGGGGCGGGTACTGCTGTCACGACCACTCCGCAGGCTGAGTCTTTTACCCTTATTGCTGGCTGCAAGGATATCACTCTTCCGTCTGCTGCCACTGATGAGGTTGACGTGACTACGCACGACTCCATTGGCAAGGACTTCATGGAGGGTGATACGGACTACGGCGAGGTTGGTTTTGATATCAACTATGATCCTAGTGAGCCTACTCATGTTCAGCTTCGTCAGATGTCACAGGCTGTGCCGAAGGTGACAGCTAACTGGCAGGCTGTTATGACGGATGATCCTGGTCATGAGTTGTGGGAGTTTGAGGGTTGGGTTAAGACCTTCACCCTAAGTGCTCCGGTGTCCGGTGTGTATACGGCGACTGTTGCTATCCGTGTGACTGGTGCTCCGCAGGTTGGCTAATAGCATGTTTGAGCAGACAAATCACAGAGGGCCACTGGGTATTGACTTGGTGGCCCTCTGTGGTTAACTATTAAGTAGTTCGTGCCTAGTAAAGTGTAGAGTTTGAGTGATAAAAGGAGGAAGTATTTCATGGCTGACGACATTGGTAAGGTTGAAGCAGAGGCTATGCTGAAGGATTCTACTAAGGATGCTGAAGTTGTTGTGTTAGATGCTAAGCCTAAGTTTCGTCTTCTGAGTAGAGATGCCATCCTGAATGCGATTGACCTTAAGCATGAAGATGTTGAGGTTGAGGAGTGGGGTGGCATTGTGCGTGTTAGGGGCCTTAAGGGTACAGAGCGTGATGAGTTTGAGGCTTCCATTGTGATTCAGGATGGGGATGGAAAGTCTCATGTTGAGTCTCGTCAGATGAGAGCTCGTCTTTGTTCTAAAACTATCATTGATGAGAGTGGTGTTCGTCTTTTCACGGAGATGGATGTTGGTGCTCTTGGTAATAAATCGGCTGCTGCTCTTGAGCGCGTGTTTGATATTGCTATGCGTCTTGCTGGTATGAGCAAGGATGAAGTCGAGAAGCTCTCAAAAAATTCCGAGACAACCCCAGTCGAAGGTTCAGATTCCGACTCGCTTTAGCTCTTGGTTGCACTGTAAAGGAGCTTGGCGAACGCATAGATAGCCATGAATTGACTGAGTGGGAGATTTATGCGGCAATAGAACCTTGGGGTGAAGAAAGAGCAGATTTACGAGCAGGAATCATAGCGAGTGTAATTGCTAATGTTAACAGAGGTAAAGGTCAGAAAGCATTTACGCCCCAAATGTTTATGCCCTATGCTGACACAGGAAAAGATTCTGAAGAAGAAGCGCAAGAAGAGACACGTAAGACTCTTCAGACTCTGCAGAATAGGTTTTCTGCGATGAAGGGGCCAGGTTTAACGTAAGTGTTATCTGAGGGGTGGTGAGCGGCTATGTTTGGAACTACAGCTCAATATATGATCCACATGG